TTACAGTTGTACCTTCAACACGTACTGGTGTTTGCCAAGTATACTCGGTCTCACCTACTAGACGTTTACCAAAACTTGTCCATAGTGGGTTACTACCTGTTGCTCCTGCCACAGTAGCTGACCAACCTGCAGGAACTCCTGCACTAGCTGCGGGAGTTGCGGGAGGATTATCAGTGCTACGAATGTAAATCTGTGTAATACCTTCGCCAATCTTACCGTCTTTGGATTTGTTTAATGTTAAGTTTTTAGTTATAGTTTTTGCGTTTGCAGTACCTGCATAGATAGTAGCAGTAAACACGGCAGTAGCTGAGTCTACTGAAAGGGGCGCATCAATTCTAATAAATCCTGCTGGGCCTGGATTTGGGGTATTTAGTGCAGTATTAATGGTACAAGTACCACCACCGTTATAACTGTCTTTTGCAAAAGTAACTCCAGGAACGCCTGGTGCGCTTGTTTCACTTAAAAAGGTTATTCCAAGTGCTGCAAAAAACTGGCTAGTAATAGGGAACTGTTCAGCATTGGCATCACCTGCACTGTCATAGCTAACTGTTTGATTTTCGTTTGATAATCCGCCAATAAAAGCGTCATCGCCTTCGCGTAAACTATACACAGAAAATATATCAAATACACTAAATGTTTCAGTACCAACTGTTTCAGTAACAGTAACTCTAACGGTTTTTGAACCTACTGCTGCAAAGCTATTTAGTGTAAATGTAGTACCACCAACACCAACTAAACCAATACCCGCGGAAGGCGCTTGACCATCAACTAACCAAGTATATTGTGGATTGATAAAGTTACTTTGTACTGCAGTTAATACAATGTTAGTAGTAGAAGGTGTAGTAGTATTTTTGTTAGTTATAAATATTTGACTAGGAGCGGTAATAGCAACTGAGCGTGCTGTTGCACCTTTAACACCTTCTTTGGATTTTGCAAAACTTTGACGCTTTACAATGCTAAAGGCTACACCACTAGTTGTTTTACCAGTAATAGTATAGTCAATAGTAGCAACATCTAGTACATCGCTCATAGACGCATGACGGTCATACTCGATAAAGTTTCCGCCAACTGCTGGAGTTGTATCACACACAATACCATTTGCAGTAATAGTACTAACAGTCCAGGTACCGTCAACAAAAGGGCTGCTATTATCTACCGATAAATAAGTATTACCTTGTTTAACTTGAATAAGAGTGCCGCTGCCAACATAACTACTTGGTGTAGTTGTACCATCTGCATAAGCAGGTATTCCATGCGATTCGTTTGATAACTCAACTGTAATTTGTTCTGTGCCGTCGTTAATACGAAATAGTGTAATAACGTCACTTACAGTCCCAAGTGTAGCAGTAACTACTACAGTACCAACAGTTATACCAAGCGCATCAAATTGCGCTTTTGTAATTGTTATTGTATTATTAGTTTGCGTAAAAGCAACAGTACCAAGACTTACATTCTCCCGAGTATAAGCTTGTGCAGTAAATGTTGGCGTACCAGTTAAATTAACTAAACGAGCAGTAATTGTTGTTGAAGGTGTTTGCGAACTTGTAGCAAATTGATCTTTATAAATAAACTCTTTATTAGGAGTACTAAGCTGAATTAGTGGAGCTGTTTCACCTGCTAATGCACGGTAAACGTTCCATACTTGCTCTATGGTAACACCGTTATAAACAGCTGTAAAAGTAACATTACCACCATCATCTGTTAAGCCAGTACAACTATAAACACCTGTTGTGGCATTTATAGTTGCTCCAGTAATATTATCATTAGTAAAAGGCTTAATAGCATAAACTGGGCCTGCACCAAAAGCAGGAATATTTATTCCACCAGTTACTTCAGTACTTAAGTTAAAAACTTTGAAAACACCAGTAGCCTGAGAAAAATCTCCTCCAGTGCCATCAGTTGCTGTAACAATAGGCACAGGATCATTTGTTAAGTATCCATAAACACTTATGTTTTCCTCAAGTACTACTGCTGTTAATTCTGTGGAAACAGTAAACGATGCTGGACCCAGAGGACCGCTAGTGCCGTCTGGATCTGCTTCATTTTCATCAATTGCACTAATAAAAGCATACTTTACATAGTATCTGGTATTAGGCGTTAAACCAGTAATAGTTACATTTAAACTATTACCAGAAGGCACAAGTGTGCCTTGTCCTTGGTTTGGATTAAACCCGCTAGTCAGTGAGTACCAAACTTTTACAGCTACTAAATCATCCCTAACATCTGTAGTTCTAATGGTATCATATGGTCTGTCTAATACTAACTGTAGTGATTTTACACCTGGATATAAATATGCCGCCATGCTTATCCTTTAAGTAATAGTTTTAACAACTATTGTTCCTAGAGTACTTTCGGTACTATAATTACCTTGTTTATCTAATGCTCTACAAGCCACTCTATAAGTAACTCCAGCTGCTGAAAGTCTAGGTCTAGGTTGTTCACGAAGATCAAACCTAGCGTCGCCTTTTTCTTTTTTAACTTTAATATTATTTGTTGTCAAGTCTAGTTCCCAGAAATCTTCTACACCAGTATCTTTGAATAGTCTATACTCGTAGGTGTCAAAGTCAGAAGTTTGCAATGCAGCATTTGGTTTAACAACAACAAAAGTACCTTCTAAATCTAAACTTAATAGTGGTGCAATAGATCCGCTAATAGTTTTACCAGCATTTGTGAACCAAAAAGTCTCGGACCATGGTCCTACTATATTTCCACTCGTATTAGTATACCTAGCCCTTGTTTTATAAATAATACCAGAAGTAAGTTGTTGTACACTAATACTTGAAGAATCTTTGCTAGCGTAATACGAGGGAGAAGCTGTATCAAACATTACATCTCCAGGAATTACTTGTAGCTGAACTCTTTCTGCGTTAACACTAAGTTTATTAGAGTTAGTATAGCTAATAATAGCTGTATTTGTGTATGTTCCGTTACTGATCTGGTCACTAATAGCACTATCACTGTTTACTGAAACAATAGTAGGAGCTTCATTAATGAACGAATTAACTAAATAGTTTGCTGTACTTGTAATATTTGAATTATATGCTAAATATCCTGATAAATCAGCTGTATAGATTTGTGGTGAGTAATCTGCTAATGTAAGTTTTGCACTAACATTACCGGAAGGCTCTATACTTAATACTACTAGTTCTTGTGATTCTTTACTTACTTCGCCTAACATAAACAAATCATCAGAATTTATATTATCCCCGCTTGTTAGTGGTGCAGTTAAAGTAATACTATTATAGTAGCCCGTTGTAGTTATTGCTGTTAAAGCTTTCAATGCACTTATACCAGCGTTAGTTCTAACCCTAATATTGTAAGGCTTACCGCTTTCTAAATATATATCTTCAGTTAAAGTTATATTAGCACTACCTACAGCACAGTTTTTAATTCTACCACTGCCGCTGCCCCATAATGGAACATCATGCGTAACGCGTACTACATCTCCACGATTGCAAACTAAGTACTCGAAATCTACATTTAAACTATACATTTCTGGGCGCAATTTTAGTTGTGCCATATGCCATTGAGCAATATGTTTTGCTTGAGCAAAATTAGTTACACCAGGTAAGCTAATTTCTTCAAATAGTTCTGCATTGCTATCGTTTTTACCAACATTGTATACTCGGTACTCATTTGCTTGATAACCTTTTTCTTCATCAGCAATTGTAATACGAAATGCATCGGGTATACGTGGAAGTATTTTTGTAGACTCAAAACCCCAGCTATTATGAGGAGTAAAATGTTGAACTACTCCAGAACGTGGCTTATCAATAACTACTGTCCACTTACCATCAATATAGTTTGGACTAGCTTTACCAGCTGAACAAATATCTTTTAACACATCCATAACGCTACTAACATTAGTTAGTACTGCATTATAGCTTAGCCAAGGTTTAGTAGTATCTTTGGTATACGTTCCACCACTATATGTCATAGGTTGACAGAATTTAAACCAGTCTGCCAAAGCATTTAGATCTACATAGTTTGCGGCATCTATAATATTGTCTGCAACTCTGTAAGCATTAGCTGGATGCATTAACACATATAAAAATAACGCAGCAGGATTATTAGTAACGTCTACTGTTTTCCAGTCGTTTGTCTGCCTGTTTAACACATTAGCTTTAGTCTGTACTAAAGCATTGACGCCTTCTAAGCTTCCGTTTATTTTATTAGTACTTTGCAGTTTAATAAAAGTTCTTGCTAGATAACAGTTTGGAGGATTTTTTACAACACGAATAGGCACTAGTTGGTTATTAGAATTTAATGTTTGTTTATTATATCCTGTTACTCCATATAGAATTGCTTTACTGTAATATCTATAATCTGGGTCTTCTTCTCTTTCTGTTACATCATTATTTGTTCTAAGTACTTGGATAGAATATTTTGCTCGAGGTAATCCGCGCATTTTATAAACATAATTAAACGCGTCTTTTCGCTGAGAGAAGAAGCCGTCTCTGCCAAATATTAGCTCAGTGCCCATAGAACCCGCAATATTTAATCCAGCATTTGGAGTATACCAAATGCCTAGAGCTGCTGCTGCTAAACCTCCGTAAGAGTTTATAGCTTTCATTCTTACACTATGCACACTTCCTGCTTCAGCATAGTACCATGTTTTTGCAATAGATCGAAAACCAGTGCTAGGATTAGTAATTAACCTAGCTCCGTCAATTAACACAGAGCCCTCATCGTCAGCAACTGCCCAAATTTCATAGTATCCTGTATAAGGAAAAGTTACTGATGCAGTTTTATCAAAATTAACACTACCTAATTCAGCACCGCTCCCCCATACCCCGTAATCCTTTAAAAACTGATTCCAGTCACGCCATTTTCCTATACTACTAGGCGGGGTAATTGTAGGAAATTGTGTAGAATTAAATATAAGTTGAGGCGTTCCAGCGGCAACTGAATTATTTACAATTCGTCCTGCAGCTATGCTGACTACATAATCATTAGTAACTAAACCATTATTATCACTATCTAAAACAGGTTGACCAGCTGCATCAAGCTGAGGTGCGCGGGTAACTGAAGTAAGACCTAGTCCTTCTATTGTAGTTGTACTAGTATTAGATAAATGTGATACTGTGGATTCGGCTAAATAATTAATTCCATAAAAACAAATAGTATGAAGTTTTACATAGCCATTAGGAATAGTTGGTAACCTTAAAATTGTATTATTGTTAGTACCTACAAAAGCTGCATAAGAGCCTTGAGTATATAAAGTTACTAACCAAGGAGCTGGGTTTGCATATTGACTGTCAGTAGCAGCTCCACTAAATACTTCTACTCCACCACCTGGTGCCATAGCAAGCACGTACCACTTATACAAAGGTATTGACTCTTCAGTATTTGTGTTAATATAATAAGGCGCAGAGCTAATAGTAGTTTTAAACCCTACGTCACTAGGTGTTGGTGAAGAATAGTTACCTAAGTGATATGATGGTAAAGTTGACCAACTTGTTTCACCTTCTTTGCGTAAACGAACCTGAATTCCACAAGTAGCATCACTAATTTTACCATCTTTTGTACTAATTCTTCGCATACCTTCAGGAAAGGTAAAGGCTACGTCAATATCCTCAGCAAAATCTGCTAATGTAATTATTGCTGGAGGATTCCCGTCTGTGTTATTATTGACTAATTCAATTTGTGGAAATTGTTGCTCTACGTCAGTTGGGTACAATTTATCAAAAGCGTCTACAGTACCGTTTAGCGCTTCTTGTACTGTACCTAGTAAGGTAACTGGCACAGGCGTATCTTGTCCCATACTAGCCTGACTAGTATAGTAAACTTCATTTAAAGTTTTTGCGCCTACACGAATATCCTCGACTGCTAGCGGGCCAAATCCCCATACAAGAGATAAGTGTAGTAAACTGGTATCTGTTAATGTTTCTACGTAAGGCACTGCTCCAAGCATTGCATTTACACGCATTTTTCCAAGCACAACAGGAATTGCCCCATAGCGATTTGCTTGATTAGCAGCGCCGCTAAAAGCGTTAACAGGTGCTGAACTTCCTGGATCTTTTCCAGTTAATGGGCGAATAGGGAAGGCCGCATTGATAAGTGCCATACCAGCCATATTAATAGCCATAGTACCAACAATTTTACCTGTTGTCGTTACAACGCCCGCTTCAGTATATCCAGCTACTACGGAGGCCTCTCCAGTAAGGCCCAGAGACGCACCTAGTTCTGCTCCATATACGTTTGCTACGTATATTAGTGCAATCATAGCAATCATACGGAAAGCTTGTTTGCCTTCTGGCACAACTTTGTAAACAATATTTTGTCCTGCTTGCACACGCACATTGTTCCACTCTGACTGTGGAACTTTAACTCCGTCCAAGAATAGTATTAGTTTCTTAGCAAAGTAATCGCTGATTTTATAAGTATCAATTAAATTTTGTGATACATCAGATAGTGTAGATCCAGGAATAGCTAGATCTGTATAATTTGTTTGTTTAAAAGGATGTGGTTTACCAGCTAGCATTGTACTAGCTTGTGTACTATACTTATAATAGCCTTCAATACGCTTAGCCCACTTTGGGCTATTAACGGACTCTACAACACTATCCATACCATCACGGGCATGTATAAACTTATCTTCACCAATGTAGACGCCTACGTGAAAAGGCTCGCCTAATATATTGAATACTATAACCGAACCGACTTCAGGTTGTTGTACTTGCGACCAATTATTTTTATAAAGATCCATCATGCCAAGAATACGTGCATCGTAAGCACCTGAATACTCTTCAGTATAGCTTGGCAGTTCAATATTGTGTTCTTGCTTATAAAATAAACGCACTAATCCCCAGCAGTCAATTCCGCTCTCATCTCTGCCGTTGCTGGCATAAGGTAATCCAATATATTTATTATAATTCATTAGAATAGTCCTGGAAAATTGGCTGGAGTAAAGGTAAAGCACGGAAATGGTTCACGGCTAAGGCTAACCATATTTAAATCAAATGTAATCTGTTCCGCGTTATAGGTAACATTGGTTATTTTAAAACCTGAAAAACTAGTTTCAATACGATCAGGGCTACTTGCTAGTACTAGATCAATTTGTACACTAACGGGACTTGTTAAATGTACACGAATAAGTTCTATAGTTTCGCGAGTAACAAAGTTTAAAACTAAACTACACTGTGCAGCTCCTGCTTCTAATTCACCTGGCAAAGATATTTGCATAGGTAAGAATAAATAGTCTTTTGAATTACTAGTAACTCCATATACAATCTCTGTATCTGTTGTCAGCGAAGCAATACGATTTGTATATCCATCTGCTAAACGAATAGGATTTGCAAGATCATCTGGATTTGTTATAGTAATAAGTAAAATTAATGCCTCGGGAGTTTCCGAGGCAAACATTGCTCTAACAGCTGATTGTGATAAACTATTTAGTCTGCTCATGGCATTACTTCAAATTTAAGGCTAGTAGACCAATATCCTGGTGCCATGTACTGCAAGTTAAAAAATTCTCCACCACTACCAGGTATGATACGTACTTCTATAGTTGTACCAAGTATTCGTGGATGTGGAAAAGTAAAACGATTAACTCCTGCAATACCAGGCGTAGTAGTATTTGTTGGTAGATTTTTTATAAAATCTTCTAGTTTCTGAGTCTGTGCGGTAGTCATTAAAAAATTTACGCTCAGTTCGTTTGGACGACTAGCCCTGCGTCTTTGTTTCGCAGGGCCAGCATCTGTAGCTGAACGTATAACATTAATTC